GACATTATTATTTCTGTTGCTAAAACAATTATTGCTAATCCTAAAAGACCAAAACCTAAAACTTCTAAAAAAGATTCTGATTTTGGTTTAACTGGACTGATGGCATAATCATTTATATCATTTACATTGTATTTGAGTTCTCCAGTCTGTTTATCATACTCACAGTAAAAGAATCTCTTTAATTCTTTTGAGTTAAAGATTTGCTCCTCTCTTGTTGTTCTGTTGATTACTCTAAATTGATTTTTCATTTCTTATTTTTGCTGATTAATATGGCACAAAGATATAAAAACAAAATAGATATAAACAGAATAACAAACAAAGTTATGAACAATTAAGGAGTTTACATCTAGGAAAGACTTTAGGTGATGTCTAGTATATAGGTATCAAAAAGAAAAGAAAGTGCTTAAAACGGCTTAGAGGGGGTGCTATAAAGCAATAATTAGTATAGCTAAGAGGATAAGGATATAAATAAGAAAGATTCTAAGTCCTGGACTTTCTTCCATTATAAAGGCATTGGCTCTATTATTGGAAGCTGACCTGAGTCTAAAATAACAGCACATCCTAAAACAGGCTTGGCAGTATGAAACTTAGCATACCCATAAGCGAATGACTTGTAGTCAATTCCACAAGGACATTGTAA